GGCAACGAGGTCACACTAGATGATATGTGGGCAACGCATCAACAATTTAACAAAAGGAAAAGACTATGAGTGGCGTAAGCAATCCCTATAGGTATCATTACGAGCATGTAGCGGCATCGCAGTCTGCTCAAGTTCTTGGCGGCACAGGCGCGGTGGGCGATTATTTGCACCGTATTGTCATTACAGTTGCCACGGCTGCAAGCAGCCTTGTGCAAGTTGTTGATGGCAGCAGCACGCACACTATTTTGCCTAATGCGGTGGGCGGTGGAGTTGGCGTTTACAACGTAGAAATAAATTCTGCGTCAAAAAACGGCGCTTGGAAAATAACAACCGGCGCAGGTTCTGAAGTCTTGGCTATGGGCATCTTCAGCGCATGAACAAGCCCGGACTGTACGCAAACATCCTAGCTAAGCAAGAGCGCATAAAAGCGGGTTCTAACGAGAAAATGCGTAAGCCAGGAACCCCCGGCGCACCAACCGCTGAAGCGTTCCGTGAGTCAGCAAAGACTGCAAAGCCTGTGAAAAAGTGATTGCTTGCGTCCTAAAGTTAGGTGGTGACTTCAAACCGGCTCATGTTTATGCATTGCAGGAGATGTGCGCTAAATACTTGCCGAATGAGGACTTTGTTTGCTTGACCGATATAACGCTCGATTGCGCCACTATCCCGCTGATTCACGGGTGGGAGGGCTGGTGGTCAAAGTTGGAGTTGTTTAGGCTGCCAAGCGCGTTATACATGGATTTGGACACGGTTCTGGTGGGCGATTGCAGCGAGATGTTAGAGGCGGCAAGGCCACATGACTTTGTGATTATGAGAGATATATACAGAGGCAAGCGTAACCCGTTGGCAATGCAAAGCAGCTTGATGTGGTGGTCAAAGCCGCATGAGTTCCTATACGATGAGTTTAAGACCGGCGAACGGTACTGCGAAGGAGGTGACCAAATCTACCTTGAACACGCACTACGCAATGAACCCGTTACTTATTGGCAGGACATTACGGACGGTGTGTGCAGCTTCAAGGCTGACGTGCTGGAGCATGGCGTTAGGGAGCAAGACAAGGTGATCGTGTTCCACGGGAAACCACGACCTTGGGAGCAGACAAGAGTGCAATATGCGTGCGTCTAAAGGCTATTTCGTGCCAGAGGCAGATGAGCATTGCTTGGGTGCTTTGTTGGACGAGGTAGGCGATCTGGGCTTTAGCTTGGACTTGTGTAAGGACTTTAGGACAGTTATACAAGCTGGCGGTAACATAGGCGTTTATCCGCTGGCGTTGTCGCAGAAGTTCAAAACTGTTTATACGGTTGAACCGGATGTGGATAACTACGAGGCGTTGGAAGCTAACACTTGTAACGCAAGGAATATTGTAAGCAGACGCGCAGCATTTGGAAGATTACACGGCAGGGCTGCTATTGACAGGATTTACCCAGACAACATCGGCGCTCACCAAGTTAAAGAAGGCAACGAGTTTGCGGTAATACCGATTGATAGCCTGGGCGTGGTTGATTGCGACTTCCTCCAGCTTGATGTTGAAGGGTCAGAGCATGAAGCTCTGCTAGGCGCTGTTGCCACGATTGAAGCAGGCTGGCCTGTGATTACGCTAGAGCTTAAAGGTTTGGGCGAGCGATATGGGTACACCGACGATGAAATCATCACTTGGTTACGGTTTATGGGTTACAAGATAACCGACCGAGTTAACAGGGATGTGATATTCACACGATGAGCGCAGCCTGGACACGAAAAGAAGGGAAGAACCCTGCTGGCGGGCTGAATGCAGCTGGTCGAGCAAGCTATAAAGCTGAAACCGGCGGGACGCTGAAAGCACCAGTAAAAGCAGGGGATAACCCTAGACGCGCATCATTTCTTGCAAGGATGGGCAATATGCCGGGGCCGATGCAGAAGCCTAATGGCGATCCTACCCGTCTGGCGCTTGCTCTGAAGGCATGGGGCGCTAGTAGCAAAGAGGACGCACAGGCAAAGGCGCGTGCTATCTCGGAACGAAACAAAAAACCATGATTGGATGTAAATAAATGGAACCGACCAGCACCGGCGTACAGAAATGGCTTAACGTCATTTCAAGCTATGACAACGAGTTTAAGAAGTGGGAAGCGCGAACAACTAAAATTGTTAAGCGTTACCGCGATGACAACAGAAGCCAGCACACGAACGAAACTGCCAAGTTTAATATCCTGTGGTCTAACGTCCAGACGCTTATCCCCGCTGTTTATGCCAAGCTCCCTAAAGCGGTAGCTGAACGGCGTTTTGGCGATAATGACCCTGTAGGACGGGTGGCAGGGCAGCTCATTGAACGCGCCCTAGACTTTGAAATTGAGCATTACCCTGACTTTCGGGCAACGATGAAACACGCGGTCGAGGATAGGTTCCTTGGCGGTCGCGGGGTTTCTTGGGTACGGTACGAGCCGCACGTTCGGCAGCAGGACATTCCTGAAGATGGTTTGCAGGTTACGGAGGACGTAGATAATGACGAAAACGAAACCGCCGAAAGCACGCTTGAAGGCCAAGATTACACCGCTGGCGAAGAACCCCAGGAAGAAATTGAATACGAGTGCGCCCCTACCGACTACGTTCATTGGAAGGATTTTGGGCATTCTGTCGCTCGCACTTGGGAAGAAGTAACGTGCGTCTGGCGTTGGGTGTACATGAGCCGCGAAGCTCTAATCGAACGATTTGGCGAGAAAACCGCCAAGACTATCGCGTTAGATTCCGGCCCCGAAACGCTTACAAACTACGGGCAAAGCACAAAAGAACGCACCCGCGCCAAGATATGCGAGCTTTGGGACAAGGAAACCGGCAAGGTCTACTGGCTGTCCAAGAACAATCCTACGCTAATTGATGAGCGCGACGATCCGCTGGAACTAGAAGGTTTCTTCCCTTGCGCCACGCCTCTGTACGCGACGATGACCTCGGATACTTTAGTTCCGGTTCCTGACTTCATCCTGTATCAAGACCAAGCAAATGAACTCGACATTCTTTCAGACCGCATTGACGGGCTGGTTAAGGCTCTGCGGGTTCGTGGCGTGTATGACGCCAGCCAACCTAGTCTGCAAAGGTTGCTGACAGAGGGCGAGAACAACGCGCTTATTCCTGTGGATAAGTGGATGGCATTCTCGGAAAAAGGCGGTCTAAAGGGTAGCATTGACCTGTTGCCGCTTGATGTATTGTCAAACGCCTTGCTCCAATGCTACCGGGCGCGGGAAGATATTAAGTCGCAAATCTACGAGATTACGGGCATATCGGACATTATTCGGGGCCAGACTGCCGCTTCCGAAACTGCTACCGCGCAGCAGATCAAGGGTCAGTATGCCGGTCTAAGGCTCCGCAGTATGCAAGAGGAGGTTGCTCTGTTTGCCTCTGAGCTTATTCGGCTAAAAGCGCAAGTAATCTGCTCTAAGTTCCAACCTAAAACCATCCTTGAATACGCCGCTGCTGAGCAGATGAGCGAGGCCGACCAAGCTTTAGTGCCGCAAGCCTTGATGCTGCTACAAGATAGTCCGTTGCGAAACTTTAGGATTGAGGTGGATGCGGATAGCCTGGTTCAACTTGATCAACAGCAAAACAAGAAAGACCGCGTTGAGTTTCTAACCGCGTTTGGTTCATTTATGCGGGAAGCGTTACCTGTAGGCCAGCAGTCGCCAGAGCTTGTCCCTATGCTTGTAGAACTGATGAAGTTTGGCGTTGGCGGGTTTAAGCAAGCCAAAGCCATAGAAGGCACGCTAGACGTGGCGCTGGAGCAGATCAAGCAGAAAGCCGCTGCAAGCCAGCAGAATCCGCAAGAGCGCCCCGACCCCGAGATGATGAAGCTCCAGGCTCAACAACAGCTAGAGCAGGCCAAAATGCAAGCCACAGCGCAGTCCGACCAGATGCGGATGCAGGCAGACGCTCAAGCCGCGCAGATGAAAGCGCAGCTCGATGGGCAGATGCACCAGTCCAAGATTCAAGCCGAGATGCAACTGGCTCAGATGCAGGCGCAGATCGAAGATCAAAAAATGCAGCATGAAATGGCGATGAAGGCGCAAACCGCAGCGCAAGAGGATGAATTTAACCGTTGGAAAGCAGAGCTGGAGGCTGCGACTAAAGTATTGGTTGCGCGAATTGGTGCAAATCCGGGCGTGGATGTGCCTTTGGTTGAAGCAGCTACGGCAGCAAGTGACCGTATAGCCTCGGAGCTTGGCGATAATGTCCAAAACGCTTTGCAAACTAT